GTCACCGGCTACCAAGCCGCTGCCGCTGGTGGTGATCGTCACCGTGCCGGTGGTGCGCTTGACGTGGATCTTGTCGGTGCCGGGCGTTCCGGTGAAGGTACAGTCGGTGATCGTGAACGCAGTAACCGCCGTCCCGAGTTCCAGATGGTATGCCGCGCTGGTGCCGGTTACGTCGATGGTCGTGTCGGCCATCGTCGAATTGGCGTCGAATGCAATAGTTGCGTCGGTGCTGGTCGTGCCGGTTATCGTGCAGTTGGTGACGGTGGCACTCTGCGCGTCAATCTCGCTGCATCCGCTGAAGGTGCATGAGTTGACAGTGATGCCGTCTATGAATACGGGGGCCATCCCAAAGATGGTCCCACCGAAGTCATATGTCGCGCTAGTGCTGCTGGCAGCGTCGATGGCAAAGCCCTGGGTCAAACCAGATCCAACAGCAGACGCGCCCATCCGAAATGCGTCTGACGCGCCTAGCTTCACCGATACTTTGCGGTCATTTGCCCGGAAGCGTGCCCCACGATACGTTGTATCCGCGTACTCCATGGCACACGCATCGCCATTGAAGAATGTCGGCAGCGTTCCGTCACCAACCTGCACGTCCAGAGCAACAAGTTGTTGCTTCTGCCCCTGGATTGACGGCAGTTTATAGCTGCATCCGCTCGCCAATATCCCGGCAACATCGCGCCATGAGAACGGGTCACCCGATGACCCTCCGCATATGGTTATTGCCCCTCCAGTTAGCGGAAGGCGCATGATAGGGCGGAACGTGATAAGCCTGTTGGTATTGGACCCGGTAGTGCCAGTAGCGTTTATCGCTACTCCGATATGACGAATGATCGTCCAGTTAATCGTACCGCTGCCATCAATCTGCGTCTCGTTGGGGAGGTAGCTGATAAATGAGCGCATACCTAGAACCGACCCACGCAGCTCATTGTATGGCCTAACGACACACCACCCACCGCTATTGTCGCGGAAGTAGAGCATCGACCCATTGTTGTCGATGCTCGTAGACGCTGCTGGGAACTGTATGTCCGCGCAGAACAGCCCAGTGCTGAAATCTATATTGCTGCCGATGTCGAAGCTGGATCCGTAGATCCCCGCAAGCCCTGTAGTTGCTGTTTGGACCTGACCAATGCCGCGAACCCACCCATACATGCCAGCAGCATAATCAGTCGTCGATATCTGGGTTATCGTCGTAGCCGTTGCGCCACCGCTGGTCGTGCCGTCTCGCACGGTAGTACCGTTGATTGTAGTGTGATTCACCGACAACAGTGTCAGAGTCGGTGTCGCCGACATATCGTTGATGACCTGCACACCGGAAGCGGATGGGTACGCAGGAACCTTGCCTCCGCTGGCGTTACGGATGCAGACAGTCATTTGGCGACCGCCATCAGATACAGTCGAGGTCCATACGTATGTGCCGACCGCTCCTGCTGTCGCCTTGACGCCATACTCTATCTGCGCCTCACCATTGAGTGTGGTGGACGTGATATTGTCGAGCGTTCTTGCCGCAGTAACTCCCTGCCCAACCATGCCGGCCTGTATAGATGCGCCAGAGCCGTCGCGACCAACGATGCGGAGAACTAGGCATCCGGCAGTTGTGGTTGTGGCGGTAGGAGCAGTAGGGGTCGTTGTACTTGCCGTCTGCTCAGTTACCGCAGACGCATCGACAAACGTAGTCCCGTCTGCGTCTCTGATAAGCACAGCGCAGACGGCCCATGCGGCGTTTGCTCCGGTGAGAGTCGGGGCTGTGATCGCGCTGCCCGTGTGTTTTTTGTACCAGACACCCGTGCGAGATGCGCTGTTGTTTGGGGCGGCACCATGCAACTCCGTCCATCCAACGTCGATGCCCAGCGCCGTGCCGCCTCCGTCGTTATGCCCAACAATCAAGACGTAATCACCAGACGATTGCTCGCTGGAGTCCCACCAGTCGGCAGGCGAGAAACTAGCCGTCGAAACAGTATCTGTACTGGCTGTCTTGCCGCTGACGATGTAGGCCACGGATTACTCGTCCTTGAGTTTCTTGAGATACGCCTTTGCATCTGCCACACGCTTTTCCAGAGTGGCGGCTTCCGCACGCTTTGCGGCGATAGACTTGTCAATCACCGCAGCGTCATGCTGGATGCGCTCGGCGTAGGAATCAGCATCTGCCCGAATGTCCGCAGCCTTCTCTTGGGCGGAATCAACCAGAGCCTGCGCGTCGGTGATAGCCTTCTCTTCGATTGCAGCGGCGACTTCCTTGGCGTGTTTCTCTCGCTCGGCAATTCGCTTCTCGCGATCATCCAGCGCACGGTCGGCTTCATGACGCTGCGTAGTCGCGGCGTCAATCTCGGCCATGATGTGCGAGCGACGGGCGATAGCTTCGCGCACGGTCTGCTCCACGTTGGCAGCCTGTTCCAGAGTCTCTGGCAGATCGGCCAGCGGCTTCAGGAAAGCGGCCAGTTGACGGAGACGGTCGATGTCAGACTTGTGCAGCATTATCCTCTCCCAACAGCGGCGACGGTGCAGGTGATGCTGGTCGAGCCATCGCCCGTTACTTCAGGCCGGATGTACACGGGGACTTCGGTCAGCGTGATCAGCTTGTTCGCGGTAGCCGAGATCGCCACGTTGAACACATCGCGGATCGTGTCCCACTGGACACCATCGTTGCTGCCCGTGAAGGTGACAGATCCACCGACTCCGAAGGTGCCGCCAACCTGCACGGTACGGTCATTGAAGCGGGTCAGGATGATCGGCTCACCGACATCCCCATTGGCCATGCTTGACCAGCGACGGACGCGCACACCGTCGAGATCGACAAGAGTTCGGTCAGGTGATAGGGGCAGATGCGGGATAGTAGCCACGCCGGAATACTAGTCGCTACTTGTCCTTGTGCAAGGCCTCTGTGTCACTCAGAATCCCCGTGTTGCTCGCGCAGCATCAGCATGTAGCACTCCCAATTTATCTTCTTCAGCCGGTCAGCGAGCGACCGTGCCGTCTGAGTCAGCCCTGCGTTATAGGCCATGACCAGAGGATCAGAATTGAAAGGGACCGGGATATCCCCTTCGGATATACACGCTGCCAGAAAGCGTCGGCCAGGGCCGGAACGGAGAACGTAGTCCAGGTCGTCATCGGATGTCATCTAGTAAATCTCACGCCAGGTGAGTGATCCATAGAAGTCCTCACTTTGTGCAGACAGGCTGTGTACCTGTAAACTGTACACATCTGCCGCTCCTGCCAGAGTCATTCCAAGAGTCAGGACAGGACGCGCCTGCTGCTCGACCGCATTCGCGTTAGCTGAGACGTACCCTGCGGAAACAGTAGTCCCAGTATCCTCGGTAACGGTCCTTGTCGTGTTTTTCTCCATGATGGAGTTTGCCACATTGGACCAGGATCCAGCACCAGTCTCCGTTGGGTTCATTACAAGACGCCAGCGGAAGGCGGCGGTTGTCGTATTCAGCACGGACAATTGTTGTACGAAGGCCGTCGAAAACTCTGCAAACGCGGACTGTGTGCGAATTGCCAGTATTTCCTCAAACCCTCCGGCAGCAATAGCGTTCGCCGTTGTACCGGTGTCTGCCGACGCTGTGACGCCGGTAATATCGTAGCCTCCCTCGCTATTTACACTGGCGCAGATAGCCTCCAGCGCAGCGGTGCCGGTGATGCTGGACGTTGCTTCCGCCTCCCACCGAACGGGGAGGTTGGGATTGCTCATGTACACGGACGTTAGTTCAGCGTTGGCGTTGAGGAACTGATGGAAGTAGCAGATTTGGCCATCAATAACAAACCCGACGCGGACACGCCCAACTCCAAGCCACTCAAAGTCCATGGCAAGAATCTGTGGCTTTGTCAGGTCTAAGGTCTTATGACTGACGCCGACCCCGCCGAGTTGATCCAAAGTCCAGTTGGTCCGCGCCACCTTCGTATCGACGGCAGAACCCGTTACATATGATCGACGAACGACACTTACGGTAGTTCCATCCTGTTCAAGAAACACGCCGTTCTTTGCGTCAAAGTACCCCACCCGCTGGCGCAGGCCGGACTGCGCCGGGGCCATAACAAAGGTCATGAGAACAAGAAGAGACTTACCTGGCTGGTACACGGCCCGAGACTTGCTCTGGCGAATAGCTGTTCCAACACCTGGGCCAACAGTCAGCGTGTTGCTGGCTCTATTGGAACTATATGCGATAGCCCCGGTTCCGCTCGTCGAAGTCGTCAGGAACAGATCGGGGGTTCCGCCAACACGCTTGACATCTAGCAGCAATGTTGGTTGCGACACGCGGATACGGCTGAACGCATCCATGTTCGCTGAATCAGGGAATATGATGGACCCGTCAGGATTCATTGGCTATCCTATGGTGTTCCCGAGCATCTGGGTGAGCGCGTTGTCCTCGTCCGTCTTCGCAGCCGAAAGGTTCTTGGCCACATCAGCCTGCACCTGCGCCTGTTGCTGCATCTGCGCCTGCTGCATGCTGGCCGCACGCTGTTCCTTCTTCGCGGCAATCTCATCCGGGCTAGCCATAACACGTATATCAACGCCAAGCCGGTCGGTGTAGGCGCGGAAGAACCGTGCCGTATCCATCTCGTCCAGCACCGTCGGATCAATAGATGCCACCTGGCCCAGAACGGCGAGGGCGCGGTCCATGTTGCCGATGCCGACCAGCTTCATGGCGTTGGCCATGACGGAGACATACTCGACATCCAGTGACTTGCCCTGAAGCTCCGGGGGCGGAACCGCGAAGCGACCACGACGGTTCAGGATGTTGAAGATGCGTTCGACAGCCGGGTCCAGGAACTCATGGCTAAACTGCTCGTACACCGTCGAGAGGATAATCATCTTCTCTTCGTGCAGTTCGTCGATCTCCCGCGCCTTGGTTCCACTCCGCCGCTCGCTGGCGACCATAAGGAATAGGTTATAGAAGAAAGTCTCGCGCACCTGCGACCGCAAATCCTCGATGTGCTGGCGCGTGCCGTTCACATCGAAGTTGATCTGATACAACGGCTTGATCCCATCGCTGGCCGCGCCACGCGAGGTGATGTTGTCCGCGCCAGGGGTGGAGTCAACACCCTTGCGGCTCGTACCTTCCGGTCGCTGTGTCGGCGGGCTAACCTGCTTTTCCAACGCCTTCGCCATCTGCTTGTGGGCAGACTGGAGTTCCTTGATATGACCAAGGGCGATCATGCCGGGGCAGTCAAGCCCGTACACATCGTCACCCATCACGGTCCAGCGTGGGGTAATGACGGGAAACTCGTCGTAGTACCCTACGCGCAGCGGGCGAGACTTGTTTTCGTCGGCAGGGTCAACATACACGGAACGCCACTCGGCCTGCGCCATCTTGGTGCTTTCCGAGTAGTCGTTGTTGGGTCCGATCCAGTGGATGATCTTGCGCGTCGTCTTATCACCGGTTCCAGAGTCAATGGCGCTCTTGACCTGGATGGACAGGTTCTCTTCCCCGAACATCTCTTCCATCTGCGTGGCGGTAAGATCAATCTCACGGGCAAACTGATTGACCTTGCGCTTGCCGTCGATGCCAAGCCAGTAGGAACCAGTCGGCAGCGTCTCACAACGGAAGTCGTCATCCTCGTCCTCTTCGATCAGCATCGCGCCGGTTCCGAATACGCCAGTCATGCGGAACAGTTTACCGCCCTCCTGGTAGAAGTTCGTTTCCAGGATACGCGCCTGCATCTCGTCAGTGACATCCTCCAACCACGACCGAACGGTGTGGTTGTCTTTGAACATCGACGGGCCGCGCAGCTTGAACCAAGGGCGGGAAGTCGGGATGATGGACGCGGAGAACGCAGCCTCCATCGCACGGGCCGACAGTGTGGCACTCGGATCGATGATCTTCTTGTTGGCCTTGTTGCCGCGCTTCTGCCAGGACTCATCCAGCCAACGGTACGACCGTGGCATGATGTGGTCGGCAATGTCCCGCCAGTGATCCTCAAAGGACTCCCGGCGTTCCTTCAGGCACGCAAGGTTATAGACGACCTGATCGCTCAGAGTGCGCTTCTGCATTACGCCCCCGTCACGGAAAGCTGGGTGCCAAGGGTCTGCGTTCCGTCGCCGCCAAGTGAACTAGCCGTGGACTTATTCTTGATCGTACCGGCGCGGCCCAGCATACGGGCGGCACGGCGGATGCGCTGGAACTGTGCGGCAGTAGCCGGGTCATTGGCTTCGTTGATGTCAGGAGGGGGTGCGCCGTCTACTCCTGCGCTACCTCCACCAATAGAATTTATACCATAGGCGGATGCTCCAACAGCGCCAGCAGCAAGAGCGTATCCGCCCGCCGTAGGGGCAAAGGTGACCCCGGCCGGAAGGCCCACAGCAGCCCCAGGAATGCCCGGGCCAGCCGCTCCAGCCGTCAGAGCAATAGCCGCAATCTCTGCGACTGTCAGAGCCATCATGGAGCGGTTCTGGGGACTCTTCCAGAAGTCTTCGGGACTACTGGCCATATCTGACGTTGCTCGGTTGCCCCCTTCCCAACCACCCTGCTGCAATCCACCAAGGTACGCAACCGGATAGAGCGGTGCTTGGGCTACCTGTATAGTACCACGTCCAAGATCGGATGTAGCCTTTTTCAGGTCTTTAATGCCAAAGCCCATAGGATTAGGCCGTCCAGCCGGTAAGACCGGTCGCAGCCGTTCCCGTGGACATCACCTTGGTCACGCGGCCAACCGAATAGATCGGGCCAGCCGTGAGGTAGGGTGCGCCAGTAGAGCCATCGGCATAGACGAAGGCAACAGCACCCGCCACAGCCACATTGAAGAACCGGATCGGCGGATCATACACCGTGACATCACTCTTCGTGATCGTTGCACAGCCGCCCTGCGGTCCACCAGCAGCATCCACATTCATCGTAATAGGCATATCGGTGCGTGTCCTTACCGGTATCCTAGAAACTTGTAAGGCCCAGTCAAGCCTTCAGCGGATCCCAATCCCAGATGGGGGCAAGGTCTTTGTCGGCGGACTTGGGGTGGACGGGCATAGAGTGGGTGAGTGCCGCCGCATCCCCGCGATCTGGAGAGCGCATGCCACGCTTCTTCAGATCAGCCTTGGACTCCAACTGGAGCTTCCCATGGTCATTCTGGAAATAGGTCGGACTGGTCAGTTCCAACTTCAGATCCTGGTCAGGAGGCAACCGTCCTCCACGGCGGATCCAGTTCGCCATGTTGTACCACATCTCCGCTCGCATGTTGGCAAAGCGTTCATCCAAAGCCTTGGCACCAAACTGGACTTCGATGACCGGAATGCCCATCTCCCGTAGGGCATCAACGACACCAGCACCGATACCACCACCATCGATGAACAGCGCATCGGGTTTGAAGGCATAGTACGCATCCCGTATCCGCCTGGCTGATACCATGAGGTCGGCTTCCTGCCAGGCTTCCAGGTCCCACAGTTGCAGCCCCTGCCGTCTGGCGATCACGCTGCGGTCATCACCCTGACGGGCAATGTCACAGGCCATGATCCGCGCCTCGTTCTTGTATACCGCTTCGTCGTACTGCCGCAGCATCGCTTCCTTGACCAGATCGCCTGTGATAAGCTGGGCCGGTGAGCCAGCATCGAAGTCGCACATCCATTCCAAGCGGAAGGCATTGCCAACACACATGCTTTTCTGGATGGCGATTTCTTCCTCCGTCAGCACACCCGTGTCCATGACGGTGAACTTCCACGCTGCCCAGGTCGGATCAGTGCTTGCACGATCATAGGTTTCCGTCAGAGGATCAATGCCCGTGGGTGTGCCAAGCAACATGAGCCAGCCATTCCTGCCTGCAAGGGTAGGCATGACAACCGCCGGAAGTACGGTCTGCTCCCACATCTGGAACTCGTCAGCCACCACGCCGTCCAGGCCAAGCCCTCGGATACTATCCGCATTGTCGCTGCCCATGCATCGGATCATGGATCCGTTGGCAAACGTCACGGACAGGTCGGACTCGCGTATCTCCGTCATGGGTATCTTCACCGCCATCTCACGCAGCGGAATCCACATGACCTTACGCGCCTGGTTCAGAAACGGTGCGATGTATCCAAGATGCTGCTTCGGCTTGATCAGCGCACAGTGAATAAGCTCCATCATCGCTGCATAGGACTTGCCTGCACGACGATGACACACGGCAATGGAAAAGCGTTTCTTCTCCTTGTGGAGCCTCTGCTGCCAGGGCCGTGGGATGTATCCAAGGTCAACGGATTTAATCACGTTGTACGCCTGTTATAACATTGATGGTCACTTGCCGCTCCTCATCCGGTTGCTTCTGGTTCAGGAGCGCATGGATCTTGGCAAGCATCTCTACACCCTTGAGCCGACCAGTGATGTCATCATCCGACTCCGCATCAGCAATGATCTGCTCAATACGGTCGATCATGTCATCCTTCACCGTCCGCTTCTTCGGACTGCTTGCAGGAGTAGCCGGATGCGCAGCCCGTGCCTCCGCTACGGCATTGACCACCTCCTGTATCTCCGGTGACAACGACCTGAAGATACCCGTCAGCCGTGGATCACGCCGCAACTTCTCCGCGTCCTCCTTGCTCACCTTCCGCCAGATATGCGGCTTGGCCTGGAATGCCAGCGGGTCAGCGTCTCCCCAGGCAATGCCCAGAGCTACCTGACCACCAGAAGCATTGTACGGCCACTTGACACTATCCCTCATTTGGCTCCTTCACTGCTTGCAAGTGCTGCTGGTACTGACGGGCCAGGATGATGACCCTACGGACAGCATCACTGATCGGACAGTTGAAGGTGCGTAGGTACTCCAAATCCTCCGGAGTCATCGAAACGCCTACGCCGACACAGCGGAGGGCATCGTCTTTAATGCGTTTGGGCATGACGGAGTGTGACACAGGTGGGATTACTTGCAAGGGAAACGGAAATTGGGGGCAGATATGGATACTTGCAAGAATGGTCGGAATTGGGGGCAGATATGGGTGGGATACCCCAACCCTTGCCACCCCCGGTCCTACCCTCCAGGGGGGGGTACCTGGCCGTTGTCTCGCCAGGGCCTGTTCCCTTCGATTCTGGGCAGGATCGGGCCAGGGTGTGTCACACGGTGCTGTGT